GGTGATGTTTCATTAAAATCTTGATATGTATTAGGAAAATAAGTTTTAGCATATTCCATTAATGTTGTTTTAATAGTATTAAAATCTTTATTAAGATAATCAACATTACTGGTTTTATTCTCTCTCTCATTATATGGCATTTTATTCTCCTATTGTGACTTGCACAGATTCTAAAGTTCGTTGGTCATTATTTAAACTAAACTCAACATTGATATTTATAGAGTTAGTTCCAATGTCATAATTACCTCCCTCTGTTACTTGTATATCTCTGATAGTGACAAACGGTAACCAAAAATTAAATGATTCAACTATTTCATTTTGTATTTCTACAATAGTTTCGGGTGTTATTTGTTCAAATAAAAATCTATCTAAATCAACACCTAAATTTGGTTGAAAAAGTCTTTCACCTTTTTTTGTTTCTAATAATTGAATTACATTTTGTTTAACAGCATCTATTGTAAAAGATGTAGAAGCAAAATAACCTTCAACTCCATCAGATTTTCTGAAAGGTAAATCAATACCAATAAATATTAATTCATCTCTGTCCTGAATAAAAGGTCTTTTACTTGTATCTAATATTGCCATTATATTTCCTTAACACTTGTTAATAATTTTATTTTTGAAGTATTGTCAGGTGTATTAGACTTTTTATTAATATGCGCGTTACCTTTTGATTGTAATGCACCACCTTGAATAGAACCTTTACTATTTAAATTCAAAGGGTCAATTAATACTGGTTGTAAAGGTCCTGTAACACCACCAGGCCAAGATGTTGTTTGCGCACCACCTAAAATACTAGCTATAGGTCCAGTAGTTTTAAATTCCTCAACTTCTAAATCACATTTTAATTCAGTAATTTCAAATGTTTGTTCTTTTAAATAAGTAACTATAGCATTTTTTAAATCATCTGCTAATTTATCTATATTACCTTCACCAACAGCATCAGGACCTAAACTTTTTATAAATGCATTTTTTATATCAGTTTTTAAACCCATTATGATTTTCCTGACTTTTCATAAGATTTTTTTAATACTTCTCTATAATCTTTTGTTAAAAAATTATTCATTCCAGTTTGTTGTTCTGGTTGTACATTAAGAGAATGTTGAGCTACTTCTTCTACTCTACTTGAATCATAAACACCTTCTCCCATTGTTTGCCAATCAGTTGTTTGAGCTGTTTCATTTAACACATCATTCAATATTGAATTTTTTGTGTATTGCTTTTTTTCAACTATTTTTTGTTGGGGTTGTGTTTGATTGATATTCTGAACTGGTTGTTTTAATTCAGTTATTACCTCATTAATTGCCATAGCAACTTCTTCTCTTACTATTTTTCTTATAAATAACTTTAGTTTATCTGATTTCATATCAAACTCCTATTTACTTTTGACCTTTATTTTCTTCAATAAAATGATATTGACTTAAAATTTCGGATATTTCACTTTTTAATGTTGTTATTTGTGGTCTTAACACAATTCCAGTTGAATCTGTTAATGGTATAGGCACACCTTGTACTAATCCATGTGCAGATTCAAATAATTCAAATAATTTTGTTAATATATCATTTAGTTTATTACCTAACACCATGGCTTGATTTTGTTCTTGTGCCTGCTTGCCTAAATAAATATTTTTACTTTCAATACTTGTAAAATTACTTGTATTAATTGTTAAATTATTTCCTGACCCTATATCAAAATTATAAAAAGAAGATAATGTAATATTATTTTCATACGAATTAATTGTTACTCTTCCACTGTTTATAAATATCTGTTCTTTTAAAATTGGAAGATTATCTTCTGATACTCCGTAATTATAATTAAAAGCATTTTCGTTTTCTGGATTACCTTCACCTACTAATCTTTTTTTCTCTTTTGATTCATCTTGTTGTTTTTCATCAGAGCCTAAAATAAAATTAGTTGTCTCAAAGCCCGAATCACTAAAATGATTATTTAAACTTCCAAAAGATGTCATAGAAAATAAAGAACCATCAAGAAAACTTTCTTCTGGGTCTATAAAAGACCTATTATTAGAAATAATTAATTTAGGGTTTTGATGATTTGAACCCAATCTAATACTATTTCCAAATCTTCCTTCTAATATTAAATCACCGTGATTTTCATTTATCACAGCACTTTCCCTTTCTTGTTTAGGGTCATCTAATGATGGCCTAAATATTTTTTGTAACCTGCTAAATCCTTTTTTTGGAAATAAAGTTTTTAAGCTTACATTACTATCAGTATTTGTTTGAACACTAGGTGATTGAACAGAGGCATAATCTTCATTATAATTAGGGTCATTATCTGTATTTAAAGGTCCTATATAATAAAAAATGCCTTCAAATTCACACAACAAAACTGGTTCTCCTATTGCTGGTGTATCAACTATACCACGAAACAAAGGATAATATTTTTGCCTACTTAATTGTGAAAACAATAGTTCATCACCTCTATCCGGCTTTGCGTATATTGCGTTAGTATCATAAACACCTTCTGAACCTAAAGAATCATCATAAGTAATAACACCTGTAACTGTACCTTGTACAAACTCTTTATAAACTGGTTTATTAAAATCAGTTCTTACACCTGTTTGTGATGATGCTACAGAATTAGGACTTAAATATTCAAAGAATCCCATAATTAATTTTCAAACTTCTGTTTAATTTCATTTATACTATCACTTTCATTTTGAATTTCATCAATAGTATTCTGTAAAGAATCCATTAGTTCTTGTTTTTCATGTTCAGATAATAATGAAGTATCTTCATCAGAAACTTTATTTTTAGAAAAAATTCTCTGTAATACACTTGCTAATTTAACTAAATGTTCATCATTTTTTACACCAACTTCTAAATATTCTTTAATAATAGGAGCTAACATAACAACATCATCTATCGTTGTTATCATTTTATTCATTTCTTTAATTAATATTTCAATTTGCTTTTTTTTCTGATTTGCGTTGTTGTATATGTCTTTAGTTAAATCTTGAAAAGTTTTACCTTCAAAAATTTCATCTGCCATAATTTACTCCAGATATTTTTATTCATATATAAATATCACATAATGAAAAATACTATAAACAAAAAAACCTGTACATTACATACAGGTTTTATTTTATTTTTAATTTACTTTTTTTTATTTAAAAAAAGTGCTCTTCTTGTTCAAGATAACCATTTTTTTCAAAAGAGTTAAATAATTTAACATATTGTTTTTTCATAATTTTAACAACTTTTGTAATTTGTGTAGTATTAACATCAGTCATTTCTCGTATCAACAAGTAAATAAACTTTTTATTGAAATTTTCAATATCTGTTCGTGTTTCAAAAATTTTAATTAATGAATATGCTATTTTTATATCAATCTTAGATTTAAAAATACATGGAATGTTTTTGTTCATATATTTTATTAATTCTGAAACAAAACTTTCTAATCTATCTTGTCTTTCTTTTTGTTCACCGTCATTTCTGTTTTTTAAAACATCAAGACTATCGTGTGTTTTATACTTTTTGTAATTATTATTATTATGAAGAATCAGATAGTTTTTAGCAACCACTGAAAAATAACTAAATGCTTTTGTGCCTTTCGTATGGTCATATTTGTGAATGTTTATGAATAAAAAAGCTACTACTTCACATTTTACATCTTCAAAACCATAATCAAAATAAGAAAACTTAAAAGTATTTATAATATTTTCAGCTAATTTATCAAAAGCTTTATGTATTCGTTCTTGATATATTTTATTTTTTAATGAAATATTTTCAGTATTATTGTACTCTATTATTGCATTTTGAACTTCTTTACCAAAATAAACTTTACTTTTCTTTTTTCTCGGCATCCTCTTCTCCTGTATTTTCAAATAAGTTATTCATTAAGACTTGAATTTGCTTCAATTGTTCAAAAAAGAAACTTGTTTCATCATCTGATTCATAATGTCCACTTGAATCGACTTGTTTCATTTTTTCTGTAGCGAAATTTATAATTTGAGAAAATTGCAATATAAAATTTTCATATTGATTTATTTTATTTAATGCGTAATAAGTTACTACAATTAAAAAAATATTAATTATTAATGATATTATTAAAAACCAAATCATACAAACAATTTATCAAATTCTGATTTTAATTCATTTACATCAGTTTTTTCTTTTTTAGGACTATCTACTTTCATTGTAGATTCATCATTCCTGTGTAACCATTGTTCATATTCAATTCTTGTTGTAGTCATATCTGCTTGATGAATGATGTGATGCATATTTGATTTTAATTTTTTTTCTGGATTGTATGATTTTAAATAAGATATATTACCATCATCATACATACCATCTGCTAATTTTATACCTAACATTTCATTTATTGAAAATTTAATATCAAATTGACTCAATATCCAAATACCTCTGTCTGGAGGCGACATATATTGAATATCAGGATTAGTGATGTAAATTTTTCCTTGATTTATTCTATGCCACTCTGATGGATTAGGAACATAATTATCGTTATCTAAATCTCCAACTTTACCCAAGTCATGATGCATAGCGGCGAATATTAATTCTTCTTCTGTATAATCTTCAATATAAGCATCATTGTCTTTCCAGATTTGATAAAATGCTTTTGAGTAACGAACAATGTTTAAAACATGCTCAACATAACCACCAGGTTCACACAAATGAAAATGTTGTTGTCCTGAAGCTGGAGCAAACATCATTCTTTCTTTAAAATGGTCATACATTTTTAGTAATTTTTCTTTTCTTTCACCAGAAAATGTATTTTCAATTAAATCAATTAATTTATTCCAATTATTTAAAATTCTTTCTGAGTTCATTTCATTCCTAATTTATAATTTAATTATTATATTATTATTATATTATTATTATATAAATTGTATAATCATTATTACAATAGATAATAATATTGATATTGCAGTTTTTAAATTAATACCTTCTCCTAACATCCAATATGTTATAAACGGAAATGTTAACATTCCTGTAGCGAAACCGAGTAATCTAACAGGCCATAGACCACCAAATCCTACATATCCGTATTTAGTCGTTAACCAAAAACCATAAGTTAATGGCATACCTAAAATACATATCATAAGTGGATTATCTCTAAACCACTTCCATATTAGTTGTCCGTTTAATTGAAACCAAACCGCAATCTGTAAAGTAAACAACAATATGAGTGTAATCAGCTGATTTTTATTAATAATCATACTCCATATTATCTACTATATTATACCGATAAAATGATATATAAGTCAAGGCTTTTTTTTTATTTTATTTGTAAATTATACTCAGTATTTTCTAATGAACCGTCAGTAGGTACATCCGCCTCTTCCATATTTACCCATTTAGATATTGTTATTTCAGCATCAGCATCTGTTAAATCAAATTTATTATCATATCGAGCTAATAATTTTGAAATTAATTTATGACGAACAATATCTTTAGGAGTAAACATAGATAAACCTACACCTCTGATTCCAGCGAATCTTCTGATAGAATCATCTAATCCATTAACACCTCGTTTATCAGTTTGTTCTAAATCACCAGCAATAATATATTTAGAATTTTCACCAAGTCTTGTTAAGAACATCTTAATCTGAGCAGGAGTTGCATTTTGAGTTTCATCTAATATTACGATTTTATTAGATAAAGTCAACCCTCTCATGTAAGCCATTGGAATCACTTTAATGATTTCTTCTTGTCTCAAAATACCAAGAACTTGTTTTCCAACGAGTTGTTCCATGTTATAGTAAAAAGACATCATAAATGGTTCTGTCTTTTCTTCTACATCACCAGGTAAAAATCCAAGTTTCTCACCATCAGCCTCAACCAAAGGTTTAACAATTACAATTCCATCATATGGTGTTTCTTTATCAGCTAATGCTTTTAATGCATAATGAACAGATAGATAAGTTTTTCCACATCCTGCAGGGCCTGTACAGAAAGTTATATCTTTCTTTTCAATCATATCATAGAATCGTTTTTGATTACGATTTCTGAATTTAATTGACCAATCTTTGTTTTTGAGTTCTTTTAGTGCTTGTCTTTTATTGCGTATGTCGTGTGCGGTAGGAGTAACCTTTTTTGAAGTTGATTTTTTTGACATCATAACTTCTCCGTTATTTATTGTTGAAAACTACCTTCAATAATAAATATAATATATATAAGGGAAAACGAGGGAAGAAATTAATCCTCCCTCTAATTTTCTATAACACCTACCAAAGTGTTAATAATTACTTCTTATTCCATAATCCGATAAGGATAAGAAGTGCTAACAAACCAGCGAATCCATTACTTCCAAATGTCGTTACGATACCTGTTAGGTTACCAACAACATTCATACCCCAAACGCCTTGTCCAAAAATAACTTCAGACACTACGCCAAGAGCTGCTAAAGAAGCAAGTAATTCAACTAATCCAGTGATAAAATCACCAAGTGATGAAAATGCACTTTTTAAATTAATCAT